ATCACCATTGGTTGTTAATTCTGTAGGTACTAAAACAAAACTATCCCAGTCTATTGTAGAAGCTGCTGTAGTAACTGTATACTCTTGTATACCAGCAGTTAGAGCTTGTGTACCTGAAGCATATAAATAAGACCACTCTACTTCTGAAGTAGCTATATCTCTTATAGATTTATTTACATTTTCTTTTACTGATGTCTGTATTCCTACTGTAGCTGATGCAGAAGTTAAATCTGCGGAGGTAGCCAATGTAGGTTCATTTAATTCTGTTAATACGTTATTTACTAGTGTAAGAAATGTAGCCATGTTTTGCCTATGTTGTTAGAGGATTGTATATCAGCTCTACACCTGCTATTGCTGTCACTGTGCTTGCTGTTCCTGCTGTGACTGTTACTTTGTCACCTGCTTCTAATACTAGAAACATATCTGTTAGACTTATATACCCTTCTCCGTCTATAGACTTAGAACCTGTAATAGGGTAGTAGGTAGTAGCTGAAGAGTCGTACCATTCTAGCATTGCTGTTCTTCCTGATGCGTCTACATTGCCTACGTTTATAAATCTTACAATCCCTTTAAAATTGCTAGGACAAGTATATACATCTGTCCTGCTTGTATTTCCTGGTGTTGCTGCTGCTGAGATAAAAGTTGACTCAGCCATGTTTTAATCTATGGTATATAAACCACCCTATCGCAACATTAATAGGTAGTAGGCTTAAAAAAACTGTGTATTCTTGTAGCTTAAAAGAAGCTATCCCTAAATACAAAAAAAGCACCATGAAAATACATAGGCTTAATTTAAGTAATTCTATTCCTACTGTTTTAATCACTATTCTACTGTTTCGTTATCTTGAGTAGAAATTTCGATAGTTATAGCTTGTGATTCTGGAATATCAGCGTTCAACATAATTCTTGAACTACCACATCCTACTAGAAAAACAGAAACTATAAAAACTAAAAATAAATTCTTCATAATTTTTCCTTGTGTAAAAGGCAGGGGGTACCTAATACCCCCCACCAAAGACATTATCTAGGCATATGTATCGCCAGACTCAGTGTCACCTTGACCATCAATGTCAACTAAAATAGCCCATACTCGGACTTTAGAGTTAACATTAGCAGTAGCAACAGTTACATCTAATGTATCTGCTGCAGCATAAGTAACAGCAAGTTCAGCAAGAGCATCACCTGAAGTCATTTGACCTGCAGATTGAGTAGCAGCAGCAACATAAGTTACTGTGCCATCGCCTAATGCCAAAGTACCAGTTCCAGTACCTGCAGTGATCACATCGATCCCTGCACTTAGTACAACAGAATTAGCTGGTACGTTAATTGCTTGATAGACATCTCCACTAGTTAAAGCAGTAGATGTGCCATCAATAACAGTTGATTGTGCGTAAACTTTAGGTACTCCTCCAGATGAGGCGTGCCCTTGTCCAGTTCCAGCACCAGTTTGTGTTAAAGTAGCCATTTATCTTCCCCCTTAATCTAATTTAACGTAGGCTTGAGCTATGGATTCAGTTCTAAGAACTTTCCTACCATAAACATGAAGACCACGAACAATATCAGCAAAAGATTCTGTGTCTCTCACTACTTCTGTTTTTGCAATTTGTGAAGCTGTTGCAACACCGCCTTGGTGTCCAGCTAGAACAATATGCACGTCAGAAGTACTAGCAGCAGGCATGTTGTTAGACTTATAAAGTCTAAAGCCATTTACTAGTTGTGGAACAACTAAACCATTTCTAACTTGAGATTTGCTTCCTTCTTGTAGGAAGTTAGCATCAAGTAGTTTAGAACTAGTTTGCTGTAGCTCTTCAAAGAATCTTGGAGCAGCTACTGCCCACCTGTTGTCTGTAGGAACGTTCCCATCGTCTAATAGTCTGCCTAGACGAGCAAGTACGTTTACAGGATCAACTTCGTCAGTGTCGAAACCAGTGTCGATTGAGTTTGTTGCGTGGTCAGCACCATACGTATTGCCTGATGTGACTTGTGATTGAATGTTAGATAGAACTTCACTATCGTAGGTGTCTTTAAGTGTGTAGGCACCTGCTGATGTAGCTAGAGTTTCAAAGTTGATGTGTCCTTGTCTTTCCTCAATGTCATCTACTTTAAAAGCAAATGCATTAGCTTTGTCGACTGTTAATTGAATTTCATCGTCAGCTAAGTCTTGAGTATTTACAGAGGAACCTCTAGTATACGCAGAAACTGTGATAGTGGGTTCTTTTATGATTCTAACAGTGTCGCCAAAATTTTCTATTTCTCCGAAGTAGTCAGTGTTGGTAATATCCTCAACAACTGAAGCCTTTCGGAAGAATTTAAGAACTTTTTGACTATAGATTTCAGGTAAGAAATTACCTGAAGGCAGGTTGGTATATCCTGCGGCAGTTGAGATAGCCATAATTGAATCCCCTTATAGTTAAAGTTAATAAATTAACGGATTCTACCCTCTCTTCTTGCTAAGTCGATTTCCTTTTCGTACTTTTCAAATTCGTGAGGTTTCATCCGTCTGATTTCCTCAGCACTCCACTCTTTCTTGCCTTTGGCTGGTTCCGACTTTTTAGTAGTAGGAACAAAGTCAGCAGCAGTATTAGTGGCTTGCTTTTTTGATGTACGAGAAATACCTTTATCGGCTTTATATAAATCTATAACTCTAGCAGCCCATTTAGCGTCAGTGTTGTTCTTAGTAACTCCATCTGCTATGGAAGGTGGTTGTTCTTCTAGCCAAGTAATAAATTCTGCTTCTGCTTTAATCTGCATAAAATCAGGATGTAGTCTAAGAAGTTCCTGTTCTGCCTTTTCTTTAGTTAGGCGTTGTCGGTCTCCTTGTAAGTCCTTAATTTCATCTTGCAGAGCTTTGGTTTTATTCTCAGCTTGAGAATGAGCCACAGTCTCAATAACATTATAAACATCTGGATATTGCTCTTTGAATTGTGTTAATTCTTCAGGCGTTTTAGGTGGTATATACTTAGTACCGCCTCCTGATGCTTGTTTTGCTAAGTCTAGGAGCTCTTCTTCTTTCGATTTGTGCTCTTGGATTTTAGCATCATAATGTTTTTTTAAATCATCATACCTTTTTTTGTAGTCATGTTCAGGTTGTTCTGATTTGGTAGTCTGCTCTACAAAGCTATTTGATTCTTCCTTGGAAGTAGCTGCTTCTGGAATTTCTTCTTCGGCAGGGTTCGGTTCAGGATCAGGATCATCTAACTCTTGTCTGTAAGCCCCTTGATATGGAGCTGGTTCTAAATTTTCTTCTTCCTTTTCTAGTGTTTCTTCGTTCATTTTTACCTCATTGGGGGCTTTACTTTCTCCGTAAAGGTAGCCCATTCAGTTATTAAAGAGACAGGGTTGCTTTTGCAAGTAGCTGTCAACTAAGTGTTGGGTCTTTCACCAACTGACATAAGACCCCTGTTGTTCATCGTTTCGAGAACATTAGAGCCTATATATTTCGTTAAATTCTTTGGTATAATGTATTCACCATTGTGTACATTGACTGGAACTTTACCTCCAGCTTTTAAATTTTTGCCTGCTTTCGTAGCAGCTCTTGAGAGCATGCGATTTATAGTGTCTTCACCATAAAGGGCTACAGCAGGCTGAGAGAGTACGTAATCTCCCTCTTTTAAACTCATAGGAACATCATCTGCCCTTGCAGATGGCGGAGCTTTGCCTTTTTTGTTGACAAGTCCATAATTACCTTTATTATACTGTACATTTCCACCCTTGTCAAGCGAAATTTTCCCACCTTGTCTTATTCCTGAAGGTGTACCTGTAATATTAGCCTTTGCTAATAATGTTTTAGTTTCCTCTAGACTTAATCTTTTACCAGTATAATTAGCTAAATCTGTTATGTTATTATCTACAATGTATTGAAACTCGCCTAGTAATTCTTTATATAAATCAGCAATACCTGCTTGATCTGCTCCAAATCTTCTACTTCTATACACAGTACCTCCATCTGCGGTAGACTGATCTCTACCATCAAAGTAATCTAATCTGTTTAAAAACATTTCTCTAGGTGTTCCTGATACATCCCTACTTCCGATTGTATAATATAAACCATCCCTACCACCATAATGTATTTGTATATCTCCTAAAAGATTAATACCATGTTCTGATTCTATACCTTTAGCTATTTGTACAAGCGGTTCTGCTATTTTTTTAGTAAACTCGTAGTTATCATCATTTCGTTTACTAGGATCATAGTCACCTATACCGAAAGATTTAATATCAAAATCGTCTAAGTCAAAAGAAGCATATCCTGTTTTGTTAGAAGGTTTTTTCATAGCTAATAAAAATTCTATAGCCATAAGTGCATATGCAAAAGGAGCAGCAGGAGTACTTAGTAAATACCCATAAGCAGCACCTTTACCTGCTTCCTTAACTCCTCCGCCTTGTAATAGAGCTAGTGTCGCACCTATTATAGCTCCTGCAGCACCTGCAGGCATCCCTAACCCACCTTCAGCAGTAGGTCTAACCATATACTCTGCACCATATACACCACCTGCTGTAAGAGCTGCAGATTTTGCAGCATCTTCTAAATCACCGCCCAGAGCTAAAGTAGTTATAGCACTAGCAGCAGCACCCCCTAAAGCTTTCATGTGCGTGGCTGATTTAGCAGCATCTGCATGTTGTGTTCCTAATGCTGCTTTATCTGTAGCAGACATATTTGCATATTCTTGACTTTGCATAACTTTATTTAAAGCATCTGCTGCTCCTAAATCAGTTATATCTATATTTAATTTAGTAGCTAAATCAGCTACTCCTGTATTGCCCATAATTTCAATAACAGCTTTATTAGCATAAGCATCTACAACATTAGTTTTTGCAAAACTCCCTGCACCTGCAATAGCTGCTTTTTCATAATCAAATTTACCATCCTTTGTTAAAAATCCTGCTGTAAGTCCTGCAAACATATCATCAGCAATACTACCTATAGTTACTCTAGTTTCTCCTGGAAGACTTCCTAACTCTGTATTTTTTACTTTAGTAAACCAATCACCTATAGAGTCTATTGTTTGTTTTATCTTACCTCTTTCTAAACGTTCAGGTAAAGTTAATTCAATTCCTTCTTGTATAACTGTATCTCCAGTTATTTCTGCAAGAGGATTTACTGCTGCACCACCTACTGTATATTCTTCAATCTCAACATTATTAAATTCTGGTTGTGTTAGCCACCTATCTTCATAACTATCATACATGTAAGCTTTAGAATTATCATAATCTGTTTTAGATATAAATTTACCTGTCGTAGTATCTAAAGCGTAGTTTGTAATATCACTAGGAGAAGATATTTTGTACTTGTTAAGATCAGGGGGTGGGGGTGTTCCAGAACTACCTATAGCTTGATATCTTCCATAAGTAAGATCACTAACAGTTTCCGTACCAAATATAGGAAGTGCCGCACCTGCACTTTGTTCATTTATAAGATTTCTATAGACAGAATTATTATCTCTACGTATTCTACCTGCTAAAATATCTACACTAATACCTGTCCTATCAGATATTTGATTTAATGTTTCCCCACCTACACGCACTTTGTATGTAAATTTTGTATTGGCTCGTATTTCTAATATATTTTCTATATACTCATTAAAAGGCATGGCTTCTTCAGGAGTCATATAATTTTTATCATACACTAAATCGGTTTGTCTTATCCAATTCTTTTCGTCACCAAACAGAGGAATCATTCTAGTTTGACCTTTTGATTCATCACTGCCTAAAAATTGAAATTCTCCATCTTTATCTACAATAGTTATATCACCTAGACTAAGATTATTTTTTTTAAAATCTATTAGTGTACTTTGTAATTCTGTCCAACCTTCTAAATCCCAATTTACAGGAACAGAAGATTCTCCTCCCATGTAATTAGCTCCAACCCACCTCCAGTCCATAGCATCTTTAACCATATCTGCAGCATCAGAACCTGTTAAATAACTATCTATAGTAGTTATACCTGCTACAAGAGCACGATCAGTATAGGCAGGATCATACTCAGAAGGTCCAGTGCCTATACCACCTGCTAAAGATTCTGCTAAAGCAGTGTCGGCATCTGACATATCTCCAGAACCAGGAACTACACTTAATCTATCCATTAGAGAAGAACTTACTCTAGGACTTACATACCCTTTTGGGGGTTTAAACTCTAAAGGATCAGGAACGAAAGGTTTTGTTTCGCCTACAGGGAATCTTTCCTCTAATGTAGGTAAAGGGTTTCTTGCGGCAAATGCTTCACCACTTTCTCCTGGAGCAGGGTTTACAGAATAGAAACCTTGTGTTGTGTCTACTGGAGTTTCTACTTCGTTTTGTATTACTCCTGTGTCAGGTAAAGTTATTATGCCTTCACTATCTGGTGTTAGACCACCTTCTTGCATATCTATAAAACCGCCTGCTGATTTAGAATATTCTATTCGCCTATCCATATGAGGTGTTCCTGGTTGAATAAGAATATCAGACCATGCTCTTGCTGATTGTTCTATAGTTAAGTTAGGATCAAAAATAGTGTTTCTTAATCTTCTAGCATTTTTACCGCCTATTTGATCTCCTGTATCAAATTCATTTTTTATGTAGAGTAATTGAGCATCTATACTGTCTTGTAAATTATTGTTTTCAACAAATTTAAAGTATGCTTCTTTTTGACCTGGACTACTAAACTGTATAAGACCATACCCTGTACCACTTCTACCTTCATCTTGTAATTGAGTATGACTAAAAGTGCCGCCAGTTTCTTGATGTATATTTCCTAATAAACCTTTTATAGCTATTTCAGGAAGGTCCATATTGTCTGCAAGCCAGTTTGCTATATATTCTTTTCTTTCTTTAGGTGTTCTATTTTTAATTGGGGGCTCATAGTTAAATTTAGGACCTAGCTTTTTACCTAATTCTGTTCTTGTATCATAGCCTATAATATTTCCATCATCATCATAATAGGGTGGATAATTTTCACGCTGATCAAAACCTTCTCTAGGCATACCAAGTATTTCTCTAATATCACCTGCTGTCTTCACGTTTAGACTCCGCCCTCACCCTGTCCTGTAATTGGAGTAACATTCCCAGTAAAGCCGCCTTCCCCTGGAGTTGGCGTAGTTCCTGTTCCGATTGTGCCACCACCAACGCCTGTTGGATCAGCAGGGTTTGCTCCTGCAGGAACTCCTTCAGGGGCTCCCATGTTTGGTTGTTGTTCACCAGAGGCAGCAGCCTCTTCGCCAGTTGGTTGTCCATTTAAACCTCTTAAAATTTCAGCAAATATTTGTGCTTCGTTAACATCATTAACTAGCTCATCAGGTTCCATATCCTGAGCTATTGCTAGTTCCTTAATCAACGTAGGTAATTTTACAAAAGGAGCAAGCATAGGATTAGATACTGTTTGTAGTAGCATCGTTAATCTTTGTGACCTTACTTCTTTCATCATTACAGACGTTGTGCCTTTAGGTTTAATCTCCAAATCACCCATTGTTGCATCTTCATCCTCTGAAAATTGCATATTCCACATGAACATGTTTTCTCCTAGAGGTCTAAGAAGATGATCATCTATATTTTTGATAACAGTTTTAATACCTAAACCTGCTGAACCCATTAACATAGATAGTCCTGCTGCAGTACGACCAGTACCAGTCACGCCAGTTTGACCATGAACGATACTAGGTATACCTGTCTCTTCGTCAGCAAGTTGCCTTGCTTTATCGTACATCTGGAGGTTTTCTACTGCTGTACTAGGAAACTTAATTCCTGTAATACCAGTACCAGGAGCTCCAGACTGTCTCCTAAATATTTTACCAGGATATATATCCATAGACTGACCTGGTACCATCATGTTTTCGTCTACTTCAAAAATTAAATTGCCAGCTAGTGCTAAGTTGTCGATAGCCATACGAACATGACCATTCATTAGTAGCTGTGCATCTTCCATATTTTCAGGAACACCTATACCAAAAAATCTGTAAGGGTTCTTTTCATATGGGAATACTTGATAAGGTAGCCTTTCTGGTACGAATGGATTTAATACTACTCTTAATATTTGATTACCACATATCCAAGCATTTACTTGTACTTGATCTAAAGGTGATGTATTTTTTGGTAAGTCTAATTGTATTTCTTCTGCCATAGCAGCATCTAATACACCCCAATATTCTAGTACTTCAAATCTATCTTCATTATAAATAGGATCATTATCTGCATATAAATCATTTTCAAAATATCTTTCTTCATAGGAGCTTCCCATAGTAAGACATGCTTCAATAGCATCTACATCAAAGAAAGGTCTATTTCTTAGAGCACGTAATTGTGATCTATTCATTCTATGTCTTTCTATGATATATTCTGCATCTTCTAAACTTAATGCTGAAGGATCAGGATATAAATCCCAACAAGAAACATGACCTAATCTAGGCACAACTTTTTCTTCTGGATCGTAAAATCTACCTTCATCATCTGAAGACCATTTGTGAATAGTTTTAGTATGATTAAATGGTCCTTTTATAATACCAGTACCTAATAAACACTGTTCAAAGATACCTTTTCTGAGTTCGGAAACTGCTGAAGCATCTAGTAACTGATCATGGATAAGTTTTTCCATTTTTCTAGCTGCTTCCTTGGCTGGAGATAGTTGGGGTTCCCCTAAATTAGATGGACCTGCGGCTAAATTAGCCTGAGCCATATCATCTTCATAAGGACCTAATTCTAGTTCAGTAGCTTCTGTAGCTCCTGCTGGTAATTCTCTACCATCTCCTTCAAACCCATAGGGGTCTGACTGTTCTAATTGCTGATCTAATGGTGTTTCTAGGTGAACAAACTCTTCTACGCCTTCTGGCATAGGGGTAGACTCTACAGATATAGGAACTTTACCTTGCGAAAATAAAATATCTACTAACTGCCCAAAAGCAGCTAATACTTTTACTTTAGTTATTTTTACAGTAACTTTAGATCGTTCTGACTTTCTATAGTCTTCACTATCCTCAGAAGTTCCTCTGTAGTTCTTGTAAGCTTTAAGCCATCGTTGTTCGTCTGATAGACGACCATCTTCAGATTCCTTATACTTACCCTTTATGTAGCCTGCTAAACCAGACATACTCTCTTGAGTAATATCTTCCTGTTCGTCAGTGCCTACCAGTTCACCTAAATCAGCCATAATTAGTAGTCCTTTTGATCAGCCAAAGTATTGAAATTAGAATCTACTTGATTCTTTTTCATACCTTTAAGATTACCACCATCTACTGTGGTTTCAGCTCCATGAGACATAGAAACTTTATCCCAACTTTCTTTTTTCATTCTAGAAAGTTTAGACTCGTCTTCTTGTCCTAGGTCGCCTTGTTTATAACCTTGCATTAACGGCATTGTTTTCTCCTTTAAAGTTAATATCCAAAAATTGGATCGTTGGGTACATATCTATCATATTCTCTAGGTTTTCTAAATCTAGGATGATAGTATGGACTATTCACTAAACGTGTCATACACATATAGCGTAGTGCATCATAAGCATGATCATCTGCTTTTGTATCTACATCCTCTGGGTTTGTTTTACTTAGAGGTAATGTAGGTAGCGTTCTAATCAAATGCTTACAATTATTGAAGATACGTAAACGTGGTTCATCTAAATCATTGTCGCCTAGTCGTTTATGCATCTCTATTTTCCCTGCTAACCTATCTCGGTTAGAAGCCATAAATCTTAAATTCAATCTGTTCATAGACTCAGCAATACTAAGCCCATGACCAGTTCTGCTAAAACAGGACTCATCCAAAACAGCAGTCTGGATTGTCGGATCATCATATTCAAGCTCAAGTATTCTTTCAGCTAATTGCTCCCCTGTGAATCCTTTACCATATAATTCTCTATATATCCAAAGATTACCATCAAAATCGATTGCACCCCAAAGTACACAAGAAGGGCTAGAGTAACCATAGTCTGCAGCCCTAATACGAGCCCAAGAACGAGGAATCTCAAAAGGCTCAACCACATGTCTACTCCTATCAAACTCAGCAAACGCTGCACCATCCGTGACATCCCAGTCTCCTTCTAATAATCTTCTACGTTCTACCTCTGGTAGAGAGTTCAACATAGCTTCGTATTCCCCTGAAGCTATAAGATATGGATTGTCCGTTAATCTTGCTGGGATGAATCTTCGCTGGAAGAGGGGTCTTCCTGCTTTGTCTGGGTTAGTAGACCCATAACGTAAGATTTTATTTGTTTCAACATCCCTAGCCCAGAAAGGAGTATTTGACTTGGTAGGGTCAATATACATTTTTTTAACCCACCAACCACCGACTCCACCTGGGTTAGCTGTGCAACGCATGTAAGGTATAATGCTTTGATCCGTTGTACGCAATCTTGAACGAAGGTATTCCCAAACGTAAGGAGTTGGGTAATGCGTGATTTCATCGATTGCAATCCAGTTAAAACTTTGTCCTTGATATCTTGTAACATCTGTATCTCTATCCAAATATGAAAATAAAATCGTAGCCCCAGATGGAAATATCCATGTCGATTTACTTTCTTTAAAAACAGCTTCTGGGAAAGCCTTTAAATATAATTGCCTACTTTTGTCT